GAGCAGGGAACAGTTCTTTTGCTTAATGGAGATCAACCTCTTACTCAACTCAAAGAGCAATTAGAAGAAGTCAATATTCCTTTAGACAGTAAAGTTAAAATTCAAACTGATTGGCAACTTCAGAGATATGCTCAATTTATAAAGTTAATGGATCAATACGAACCAAAATTAGTTGTCATTGATTCACTTATCGGTTGTAGTGGTGGTAGAGCTTTTGATGAAAACAAATCAGATTTTGCTCAACCTCTTTATTGGCTTACTAGAAATAATGGTGTTCTTTTTCCTAAGACAACTATTCTGATTATTCATCACGCTAATAAAAATGGTGGGTTTAGAGGTACTTCTGCTATTAGAGATGCTGTTGACGAAACTTGGAAGCTATCTAAACCTACTCAGGAACAGGCTAATAAGGTCGGACGTTCCAGTAGATTTATTACTATCGAAAAATCTAGGTCTGGAAGAATGGGAACTCAAATGATTATGAAGATGAAAGAAGATCTTACTTTCTCTATTGAAGATTTTACTCCTGAAGTTTCTAACGATCCTTCTTCTCCTTCTACCGTTCAAGATAAAGTTCTTCAAAAGTTACGTTTAATTCACCCAGAAACTTATACCATCAATCAAATGATTCACGATCCAATGGTTGATGGCAAAGATGCTGCTATAAGAAAATCGTTCCAGAGATTATTAAAGAGAGGATTAATAGAAGTAGTAGAAGATGGAGAGTCTAATAAATCTTATAAGGCTATCCTCGCGCGGGGAGAGGGTGCATATCTTGTCCCATTGGAAGAATCGTAGTTGTGGAGCGTGATTTCAGTGGGACAACACTATGGGACAACTAAGATTGTCCCACACTTTTAGGACTATGGGACAATTATGCTTGTCCCACTACCTTGTCCCATACCAAATCAATGTTGTGGAACGGGATTACAAGAAATGGGACAATTTAAGGCACTCTCCCCAGGGGAAATTCACTAATTAACATCATTAAAATATCACTCTATGAAGACTCAAGAAAAGATTAAAGCTGCACAGCAAAGGATTAAAGAACTAAAGATTTTAATAGAATTATGGACTAATAAAAAAGTTAATACAAAGATATTATGATAATATATTTTTAGAGATTAAGTATCATTGGAACGTGGAAACAAATCAAGAGGTAATAAGAAGTATTACCATGTATTAATAGATATAAATAGAGGTAAATTATTTGATAAATACATTAGAGAAAACTTAAAAACTAAGCCTACATCTTGGATTCGAGATATTATTTATAATTTTTTACAAGAAAACATAGACCAAGAAGTGTATAATGAAGCATTAAAGAAAGATCAAGAGAATTGGAATCAAGTTATTCAGAATCGTCTACAAGGAAGAGCTTTATCAAAAATGCTGAAGACAATCAGAAAGAACCCAGAATAGTTTTTGATGGGACGTATCATTATAAAATCATAGACGGAAAACGTCATTGGCTTACACAACCTCCTGCAACCTACGAAAGATGAAAAGGAATGAAACTCCTTCTGGTAAAAAACTTGATTGTTTAAGAGAAATCAGAAGAAAAGGATTAGTTAAATTATTACTTGATGTAGAACTTCGTGGTGTTGAACATAGAGTTCATATTACAAGCGATTCAAGAGCAGACCTAACCGTTCATGATGGGGATTGGATAAACGACCATATAAGGACTGCTATTGTTAAACATAACTATGAAATAAATAAAATACCAAATCTGCAAGTAAAAGACTTCACCATAAAAGAAATTAAAGAATATGAAAACTCACTCGAATAAAATGCCAGTAGGACAAAAATTTAAAATCAACCAATCCGTAAAAAGAAATCATACTATTGGATATTCAGCCAGTAAATATTCACAATACACTGGAACGATCCAAGAAGCTCTTACACGGAAAAATAAACTCGGAGTTCCTCAGTATTACTACAAAGTTTTTTGGGAAGATGGAAGATCATCTGAACACGCTCAACATAGTCTTAAATCTGTCTAATAAAGTTTTTTTTGTTTTATATTTTTTCTTTCTAAGTTTTTCTTTTTTCATTTCTCTCATTACATTTAAAGCCTCTAGCTCCGCTAAACGTCCTAACATACCCGCTAAAAAAACGTCCTGCTTCATCTGATATCTAATTAGATGTATGCAATATTTTTTAACTTCATCAAAGTTATTACTTTTCATAACTTCTCTACATCTCATCTCAACAGAAAGTTCTAATTCTGGTGGTGGTGTTTCAAGTTTTATATTGAAAAAATCATCATCTGTCATTTGACTGGAAATAATTTTTCTTCAATCATCTTTACTATTGCATCGTCTATGTCATTGTCAGTTTTGTTAACTGCATCTTTAAGCATCATTAAAACTGCTTTGCGTAAGGACTCAGATCTACCAAATTTGATAAACAATCCAATCAGGAACTTAGACATAATGTTTTGTGTTACTTCCCAAACATATCAAAATTTGCTAAATTTGCCATAACTACAGCATTTTATGGAAGAAAAAGAAAAGAAAGGTCCTCTTAAGAAGATCAAAGAAACCATTGAAGATAAAGAGGAACAACTTGCTTTTATTTCAGTAGTGGTCAGATTAGTGGTTGTTGGTTGGAGTGGTTTCATCGTATCTCTTAACTACATCACAATCCCTGGATATAGCAACGAACCAAAGGATATTACATTTCCTGCAAGTTTGCTCACAGGTGCATTAGCGAGTTTTGGGTTGGAAGGTGCTAAAAAACGTGGTGATGGAACGTACAAACCAGACGAAAAACCTTTAAATAAAAAAGAAGTAGAACAGTTGTTAGCTACACAATCTGGTGGGTATCAAACTATTAGAATAGAAACACCACTTAAAATAATAGGTGCTGAAGTAGTTGATCCCAAAGATACTAAAAAATGAAAAAACTAATTCCATTTTTATTTATTCTCAGTAGTCCTGCTGCATATTGTGACATTACGCACAGCATAAGCTCATCTGTAAAATTTGAATCCTTATCGGCAGCCTCAACCGCAGACAAGATAGGGTCTTCATACAGTATCAGCGGTAATAACGTTACCACAGTCGATTCCAACTCAGCAGCTACTATAGGTGGCTTTGGTTCCGCAACTAATGGAGTTCCTAGCATTTCATTTCCTTCTGCAACCCAAGCAACCAGTGGTGAAGCGTTTTCATTTGCTCAATCCTATGTTGAAGGTGATGCTACACCAGGTAGTGCAGTAACAGTAGGAACCGTTCCAAACTTCAGTGATCTAACCTCTACAAGTGCTGGAAGTGTAGGAACAGCCACCGTTGGAATTGATAATCATACAATGACGCTGACACCAGGTACAGGAACAGGTATCGTACTGACAGGACAATTTGTTGTTGATTTAAAAATTGAATGAGG